AGGGCCTGCCTGTTAACCGCTTTCAGGTCATACATATCCGGCGCAGTCTGGGCCAACTGGATCAGCGCCATTGTCTTCATCATGCGCTGTGTGTGGCTGGCCGTATTCGGGTCAGCCTGCGGGATCAGGTAATAGTTCTCCAGCGCCTGACGGAAGGTTTCCTCATCCCACGGGTAGGCGGGGGATTTGTTGCGCTGCCAGAAGCTCTCAGGATTGTCGCTGAAGCACTTCTTGAGAAGCTGGAACTCTTCCGCCTGAGCCGAATGCAGGCGCTTGTGGACGCTGTTAAGCACCTTAGTGGCCTGATCAATGATCGCCAGCGTGGTGCCTACAGGGGCGTCCTGACGGCCTTCGCCAACGGCAAGCTCAGATGTGCCGCCAACGCGCTGACCGTACTCAGCGATGTTCTGTGCCAGCGTCATGAGGGCCGGTGAAGGCTCCTTGTACGGAAGCGGCATGATCGCATCGCTGATCTTCATGCCATTGGTCTTCACGGTGGCAGAGCCGCCCGGAGGTACGCGGAAGATGTTGGTGTTCTGACGCGCGCCCTGATCGGCCATCAAGAAGCCGGGGAAGGCAGCGAACATGCCAGCATCAAGAAGCTCACGCCAAGCAGCCGTAACCGCATTGGTTGTGTTGCCCAGAATGTGCAGAAGTCCAATGTCATAGAAGCCAAGCCCCGGAACAAATGGATACTTAACAAAAACCTTGCGCGCGGTGGGAAGCTCATCGCCCTCTTCGTAGTTGCGCACAATGCTGAGAATCTGGCGGCTGCTTACGTCAACCGTGACGCGGTAGGGAACCTCAAGGCCGGAAGCCTTCTTCTTCCACTGATGCTCAAAGCCCTTGATGTCCAGTTCGCAGTAACATTCGTAAATCTCGCGGTCGCGATCCTCATGGTTCATGACCGTGTTGGATACGCCCTGCTGTGCGTTGCGCTCTTCCTGAGCGGCGTTCAGGGACGGCGCGCTAGGCTCAGACAGGGGGATGTCACGATAGGAGCCAATGATCTGCATCCGCTTCACAACGGACGGCTTCATCATGATGCGGTGCGTGATGCGCTTGGCGCTGTCCAGATCAGTGGCGGCGTTGTTAACGATCAGGTCTTCAGCGTCAATGCTCTCAGACACTGGGCGGTTGCGCAGCGGGCAGAAGTAAACCTTCTTGAAGCCATCGCCGCCAAAGCCCACCATGAACAGCATGCGGTCGGTGTCCGGGTAATACTCCGTAGCCGTGACCGTCAGGTAGTGGTTCATGTCTTTCTCAAGCGCGCCTGCCAGCTTATCAAGCTCCGCGCCAGAGTTGTTGCTGTCATCCCTGATCTTTACAGGGCCATCAGTCGGCAGAAGCTCAGAGCGCGCGTTTGCCTGAAAACGCAATACAGCCTCAAGCAACAGCGGGTGGCGAACTTTGCTCATACCTTCGACGGGTGCGCCATCACTTGAACCCTGCACGCCGGGAAGCTCAATCTTCAGGCCCAGAAGCTTCAGGCCCTGAGCGCGGTCTTCAATCCAGTCTGACCTTGTGCTGATGTCCGCCTCAATGCCACGCAAAAGTTCGTCGGAAATGCGCGAAAGCTCAAGGTCTTCAATTTCTTCAGCTAGGTTGTCGTACCAACCGTCTGGTTCGTCATCATCGTCTCCTGCGGAGGAGACGGGACCTCCGTCAATACTGACGGTGATGTCTCCGTTCGCGTGTTGGATACGCATGACGTTCCCTGCTTCGTCCAACTCTGTGTCTGAACTGCCCTCATCCGCGTTAACAATGACAAGATCATCTAGGTTGCTCTCCTCTTCGGCGTCAGGGATCAGGCGGATATTCGGGTTCAGACCGGGAACTGGCATCAATTAGCCCTCTTGTCATTGCTCAAGAGGCCCTCAAGAGCCTCCACGCGGCGGATCGCTTCCATAGCCGCTTCATTATCAGATTTTGCGTCGATCTTAAATATAAATGGCGTATCAACGCCTTCCGCCAAAGCTTCGACCGTGTATTCGCTGCCAGTGCAGTCAGTAATAAAGGCTTGGACGCGGATCATGTGCAGTATCCTTACACTGGATACAAAGGTTTATCCCCTGAATTACCTCTGAATGCAACACTATCGGCAAGGTCAGCAGTTCTTTCAGCGCCGCGCGTTAACATCCCGGTCGTGCGCAGGAACTTCAGCGCCTGAGTTACAGTGTCAACCAAGTCATCGTGCTTGGCCTTCGGGAAGGCAGAGCACTCCGTGATGACCATGTCAGCCCATGAGAAGTTAACGGGCGCGTATATCAGGCCATCCGCAAACAGGTGCTGAACGCTGTAGGCGCGGGCAACCTTGTCCTGCCCCTTGGGGTCAACCAACTGCACGCCCCAGTCCTCATAGCCGTACATGCGGCGGATTTCCTGAGCCACGCTGATGCCAGCCGCCTTGTTTTCCAGCAGCATGTGGTCAACTTTGAACTTCTTGTTGGTGGCCGCGATCTTCTCAACCAACTCATGAAGCTCAAGCTTAACCCGCCATGCGTTCATTAACATCGCGCGCGGGACTTCGTTATCGTCTTGGAAGATGCCCCACACGGTCATGGCGGAAAAGTCGTTCTCCTCCTTCGTCGTGTAGGCGGTATCGACTGAGGCCAGAACGTAGTCGACTTGCGGGTAGTTCTCCTTGTCCCACTCCAGCCACCAGTCGCGCTTTATGATGCCGCCGCCCTTCGGCTCAGGCCGCTGTTGCAACTGACCAGCAGCGCCGAATGGGCCAAGCTGACGCTCCAGTCTGGTGACCGATTCCTCATCGTAACGCTCTGGCGTTAACAACTCGCCTTCCTCTGTGCGAAGGTCAGACCATCCAATTGCGTTAGGGTAAATCATAGCGGCGCGGTCGGCCTCATAGCGCATGGGCAGCATGAGATGCACCCAGTCCTGACCGGCGTCACTGGACAAGATGTGACCAGTCAGGTCTTCCTCATGCAATCTCTGCATAACTAGGATCATTGCGCCAGTGCGTGGGTTGTTAAGTCGGGTGCTGAGTGAGTTGTCGAACCACTCCAGCGTAGAAGTACGTACGGCTTCGGACTCTGCTTCCATAGCGTTGTGCGGATCGTCAATGATGATGATGCCGCCGCCTTCTCCGGTTAACGTGCCGCCGACTGATGTTGCAAGACGGTAGCCGCCCTGATCATTGTCAAATCTGATCTTGGTGTTTTGATCACTGGTGATCCTGACGCGGTTGCCCCAGTAACGCTGATACCAAGGGCTTTCGATCATGCGGCGGGTCTTGACGCTGTCGCGGATGGAGAGCGTCTGGGCGTAGGACGCATGGAGAAACTGCACGCCGGGGCCGGATGTGTCGGTGTCTTCCTCCTGCGCCCAGACCCACGGATCGAACGCCACCAGCATGGATGACTTGGATGTGCGCGGCGGCTGGTTAATGATCAGGCGCTTGATCTGCCCGTTCTTGACCGCCTCAAGATGATAGGCAATGGCCTCAAGGTGCCAGTTGTCCATGTAGGGGTTGGGGTCAATGTACCGCCAGCCTGCCTTCAGGAACTCATACAGGCTGCGCTCATAGTTAGACGCCTCAATGTCCCGCATGGTCGCGTCCGCATCAATGGGCCGCGATGGGTCAACGATCCCAAGATGAGCAAATGCGGATGGGTCCAGCAGCATGGTTAGATAGTTAACTTATGTCCGCTGTCTATTCAATGGCCGCTGTCAGTATTCCGTCAGTTGGCGCTCAAACTCACGCAAGTAGCGCCGCGTCTTATCAATGCCGTCCATCGCAACAAGGTCGCCAAGGGAAACCTCAAGGACAGACAGCAACAGCTTCCTGCGCCGTTTCTTTACCGCCTCGCGCGCCTGATCGTCATTCATGGCTGGCTTCCGTAGGCAAGGGGAGGATGAGGTGCGGTTTGCGGTTGTTGTGGATCACGGGTTCCCAGCCGCCCCGATAGTGTGCCATCCCCGGCCACGCCTCTAGTATGGCAAGGAAGCACAGGCGGGCTACTGGCATGCAGGCTATCAACCCCTGTTCATCACGCCATCCATTTATGTCAGCAAGAACTTGCGCCCCTGCCTCCAGCGCACTGACAGGCATTGGGACATCAGTCATGGCGTCACCGGCTCATAGGTCGCTGCGAAGATGTCTGGCTTGCAAGCGTAAAATTCACCAGCCACGCCCATGATCAGGTAGTCCTCCAGACGGCCAAACATGCCGCCCTCCAGTGTGTCGATGTAAACGCCGTTCATGACGGGCCTGATGCGCCGGATGTTAATGGCGTCAGCGATAGGCTCAGGCTGGCCTTCAAGGCCATAGTGCCGGTCAACAATGTCTTGGATCAGCCACGCATTAACAACGACAGGCTTCTTGCGGTACTTCATGGTTTCTCCTTCAGCGCGCGGATGGCGGCGGCGGCTTCTTTGGCTGTCGGCGGAATATAAAGAGCATCGGCGATGTTACCTCTCCGGACGCTGCCACTCATCATTTCCGCACACCTCGCCGCTTCCTCCAGCACATCGGCGCGGATGAGGTCGATGGCGGCTTCTGCGAGGTGTTCCCACGATGAAGTCAGTTGGTATTCATAAGCGTGGCTGTCAGCCTTCTCCATAGCGCGGGCCACCTTCTCCACCAGCGCGGCGCGGTCAGATGAGCGCGGCGGCGGGAGGTGGACAATGGTCTCGGTGTACGGCCCGCTCATTCGCATGCGTTCCTCGCCGTCAACCGTCCACGTTACTTTCTTATCAGCGGTCATCCCTTCTTCTCCTCTGCGAGTGCTGCGTGAACAACAGCGCGCACCTTGTCATGAAGGGTGGTTGAGCCGATCAACAATCCGCTTGCTCGCACAA